CTTAACGTTGATGACGCTGGTAACACCTTCGCTGGTGTTCTCCAAGGTAAGTATCGCGTATACATCGATCCTTATTCTGCAAACAACGCTGTTAATCAGTATTACGTTGTTGGTTATAAGGGTTCTTCACCTTATGACGCTGGTCTATTCTACTGCCCATACGTTCCCCTTCAGATGGTTCGTGCAGTTGGAGAGAACACCTTCCAGCCCAAGATCGGCTTCAAGACCCGCTACGGTCTGGTTGCTAACCCATTCGCTGAAGGAACCACCGCAGGCACAGGTCGCCTCAAGGTTAACTCAAACCGTTACTACAGACGTGTTCGTGTTGACAACCTCATGTGATCACTGTTCACATATTTCTGGGGATCCTTCGGGATCCTTTTTTTTGTCTAAATATTTAAAAACCAGAAAAAATGGCGAATTATCACATTAAAAAATCAAGTGCATTAATGCCATCTATCGAAGTTTATCATGTTGATGGTGATCAATGGTCCGATGAATATTCGGAAAGAAAGATCTACACATCAAAAGCAAGTGCGGATGCTATGCTTCCAAATCCAGATGGAACTAATGGTGGTTTTAAGAATGCTACTGTTATTAAAGAATAAATAGAACATAACTAAGATCGAAAAATGAACCCAACTCCTAGAGAAGCGAAACAAATTCATGAACACTACGAAAAGGTAGTGGAGCATCTTATTGAAGAAAATTATGCCGTAGATAAAAACGGTGCTGATAAAATTATTAGTGGTATGAGTGATGAGTGGTATAGTTTAATTGTTGATGCTTGATAATGGCAAATTTTTATGATACTCAATTACGCAATAGGAACTTCTTATCTCCTATTGGGTTTAAATTTACTTTGAAAACTAAAGAAAAAGTAGATTTTTTCTCTAATTCGGCAAATATTCCTAGTATTGCATTAGGAACTGCATTGCAAGGAACAACATTTCGTATTCTTGATGTTCCTGGTGATGAAGTAACTTATGAAGACTTCACCATGAATTTTTTAGTTGATGAGGATCTTAAAAATTACATGGTCATTCATAATTGGATTACTGGATTGGGCACACCAGAAAACTTTAAACAATTTAGAGATCTTACCAAAGATCCAGAATCAGGTCTAAAAGATGATCTGCTACAATTTTGTGATGGAACATTGCATGTTTTAAATAGCAACTATCGTGATATTGCAATGGTTAAGTTTCAAGATTTATTTCCTGTAGCATTGACTTCATTACAATTTAATGCTACGGAAAATGATATCAACTACTTTACAGCAGAGGTGTCTTTCAAGTATACTATCTACAATATAGTAGATCCAGAAGGCGAACCTCTATGAACCTTGACAAAATTCAGGAGATGTGGCAGAAAGATTCTGTTATTGATCCTGATAACCTACATAATGAATCTTTAAAAATTCCACAATTACACTCAAAATACTATACATTATATAATACTATTACTCTTCTGCGAGAGAAGGCAAGAGAAAGTTATAATCGCGTAAGATTGGAAAGACACAATTTTTACACTGGTAAAGCACCTGCAGATGTTTATGTTGCCGAACCTTTTCCATATAAAGTTAGAGAAAAAGATGCCATTCAAAGATATTTGGATGCTGATGAGAAGTTAAATACCCTTGATATGAAAATTAAATATTATGATACTGAATTAAAGTTTCTGGAAGAAATTATCAAAACAGTTGCAAACAGAACTTTTCAGATCAAAAATGCCATTGAGTGGCAAAAGTTCCAAGCAGGATTTTAATGGAAGAAGAAGATTTTAACCTAGATGGAGACTATGAACCAGATTACATGATTGGTCTTAAGATAGAAGATATCTATCTGCTATATCATTCGGTTAAGGAAACAATTAGAATTTGGCCAGGATCTCCTGCACGTCCTGCTGAAGAACAAGAACATCTTAAAAAATTAAGAGATGATCTTTATAGATGTATTTTAGATTTTAAGTTTAGAGAGATGTAATAAATATTCATAGGTGAATCCTATGGATTATGTCTCATTTGATCATATCAAAAAAGAATGAAGTATATTTAAAGGTTGAAGCAGAACCACACGTCTACTACGAGTTAGCAGATCAGTTTACCTTTGATGTGCCTGGTGCAAAGTTTATGCCTCAATACCGAAATAAGTATTGGGATGGAAAAATACGCCTATTCAATACCCAAAATGGAGAGATATACGTTGGGTTATTGGATAAGGTTACAAAATTTTGTGATGATCACAAATATACTTATGAATTTGTAGATAGTAAATATTATGGTCTTCCTTTTGAATCTAATTCAAATATTTGCAAGGAAGGTGTCAAAGATTACATATCATCTGTTAGTAAATATCCACCTAGAGATTATCAGGTCGAAGGCGTATACGATGCCTTAAAGCATAATAGAAGGTTGTTGATATCCCCAACTGCTTCTGGAAAGTCTCTGATGATATATTCGATTGTGAGATATCACGTTGAGCGCGGACGAAATACTCTGATAGTTGTTCCGACGACTTCCCTTGTAGAACAGATGTATAAAGATTTTGCAGACTATGGTTGGGATGTAGGTTCATATTGCCACAAGATATATGCTGGTAGAGAAAGAGAGACAGACTCTCAAGTTATTATTACTACCTGGCAGTCCATCTACAAACTCCCCCGAAAATATTTTGAACGATTTAACGTAGTTGTTGGGGATGAGGCACACCAGTTCAAAAGTAAGTCACTAATATCTATAATGTCAAAACTTGGCGATGCAAAATATCGTTATGGATTTACTGGAACTCTTGATGGCACCCAAACTCATAAGTGGGTTCTAGAAGGATTGTTTGGTCCGTCATACAAAATTATTAGAACAGAAGAACTGATGGCAAAGGGACATGTTGCTAAGTTAGATATCAATGTTCTTCTATTGAAACATCCGGCACATAAATTTGAAACTTTTGAAGATGAAGTCCAGTATATTATCAATCATGACAGAAGAAATAAATTTATTAGGAATCTTGCTTTAGATCTCAAAGGTAATACACTTATTCTTTTTGCTAGAGTTGAGGGACATGGATTACCACTATACGAATTGATAAATAACGGTAGGTTGGATAATCGCCATGTATTTTTTATTCATGGTGGTGTGGGAGTAGAAGATCGTGAAAGAGTAAGGGAGATCACGGAAAAGGAAGAAAACGCGATTATTGTCGCTTCATATGGAACGTTCAGTACAGGTATTAATATTAAGAACCTCCACAATGTCATTTTTGCTTCTCCATCCAAATCTAGAATACGGAATCTCCAGTCTATTGGCCGCGTGCTCAGGAAAGGCAATAATAAGACAAAGGCAACTCTCTATGACATTGCTGACGACATATCATACCAATCCAGGAAAAACTATACACTTAATCATTTGATTGAAAGAATTAAAGTTTATAGTGAAGAAAATTTCAATTACGATATTGTAAACATACCACTTAAGAACTAATATGCAAGAAGAGTTTTACGCAATTATAAAACTTATATCGGGAGAAGAAGTTTTTGCTTTAGTTTCTATTGATGATAGTGGTGATGAACCTGTAATTATTTTGCAGAGTCCTGTCACGATGAAAACTTTTAATCATCATGGAACTTCTTTAGTAAAGATTAAACCTTGGGTAGAAATGTCTACCGAAGACATTTTTGTTATTCGTTACGATAAAATTATCACAATGACTGAAACAAGCGATCAAAAAATTATCCAAGTTTATGATAGATATCTTAGTGACGACGATAATGATGAAGAAGGACCTCTATTGAAAAACTCATCAAGTAGAGTAAATATCTCTCAGAAGATGGGATATCTTACTTCAGTGGAGGAAGCAAGAAGACACTTAGAGGATATGTTTAAAATACCTCCAAAGGATATTGATAAAGACGTTAAGTAATTAAAGCTATATCTGTCTCTTTAAACCTAACAAAGATATTCTACTTAAGATTTGCTATGTTGTCAAGTCATAATTGTGTGTTATAATAATAACAACCTACATTTAAGATTATAATGCCATGCCTAAGAAGAAGACGGAACATTATGTTAACAACAAGGAGTTGCTTGAAGCACTAATTGTCTACAGGGCAAAAGTTGCTGATAGTTTCAAAGAAAATAACGACGGTAGAGAACCTACTAAAGCAGATAGATCACAGCGTTGGATTGGAAAACCACAAATCACCAATTATCTCGGTGATTGTTTTTTGAAAATTGCTACTCACCTTTCATATAAACCAAACTTTGTGAATTACATGTTTCGTGAAGACATGATTTCCGATGGTATTGAAAATTGTGTTCAATACATTCATAATTTTGATCCAGAGAAATCTAAGAATCCCTTTGCTTATTTTACGCAAATCATTCATTACGCTTTTTTGCGTCGTATTCAGAAAGAAAAGAAACAACTTGATATTAAAACTAAAATTATTGAGCGAACTGGATTTGATGAAGTTATGATGGTTGACGATAGCTTGCTTTCTGGTAGTAGTTCGGAGTATAATACGATCAAGGATAATATTCAGTATAAGACTAATAGATGAAAATTGCGATTATCACTGATACTCATTATGGTGCTAGAAAGGGTTCTAAGCACCTTCACGACTACTTTGAGAAGTTCTATGATGATGTGTTCTTTCCGACCTTAGAGGAGCAAGGAATAACAACTGTGGTTCATATGGGTGATGCCTTTGATAGTCGTAAGTCAATTGATTATCAAAGTCTTGAGTGGTCAAAGAGAGTTGTATTTGATAGACTTAAGAAGTATGACGTCCATATGATTATTGGAAATCATGATTGTTATTATAAGAATACCAATAATGTAAACTCTCCAGAACTTCTTCTACAAACTTATAATAATATAAAGACATATAGTGAAGTATCCGAGATTACCTTAGATAAATTAAAAATACTGATTATTCCTTGGATCAATGCAGAAAATTTTGAAGATACTGTCAAGGTTGTCAAAACTACTGATAGCATATGTGCGATGGGGCACCTTGAGCTCAACGGATTCAGA